GTTTTCTGTTAAGTGCTGTGAATTTTTTTGAAGAAATTCTAGGATTAAATCTTTGTGGATAAGCGGTTCTCCTCCAAAGAATTGGAAGCGCTTATTTTTTTGTTTAGAATTATTTAAAAGCCAATTATAGGCTTTAAGTAAAGACTCATTAGTAAATCTACCAAAGTCTTTATTGTGTTGCTCGTAGCAATAAGAACATGAAAGGTTACATGCATTTGTTAATATAACATTCATATGTCCAATATCTTGGAACAATTCTGGAACATCAGAAAAAGAATTAATCTGTTCATCTGTAGATGGAGCTACAGAGACAAGTTTATTTTCTTTTATTAAACCTTTAGGTGTGATAATATCTTCAGTATAGAACTGAAAGCCGTCTCGAGACACAGTAGCTGCATGGTTTGGATTTGTATTTCGTTTGACAAAAACGATCGGATGTTCATTTCGCTCGAGCATGATATTAATTCCATATTTTAAATTTTTGCTATGATAAAGTCATACCGTAATGCTTCTTCTTTAGAAGCTAGATAGTCCATTTCTGTACCAGTAATCCATTTATATGACAGAGTTGCCAAAGAATTCTTACTCATGTTGATTTCTAGTTTGTTATTAGACAGTCTAGAAAATTCAGTTGAACAATTAATCTCTAAATCAATCTTTGGTAACTTATCATCTGGTAACTTAGCTTTATTTATAAAGTGAAATTTTGACAGTCCAAGCACATCAATAACAAACTTTTCAGTATTAGTAGTAATAATATTATCACTAACAAAGGAAGCATTTTCTAAGTCGGGTCTAAACACACATTGTTTAAAGTTTCCATCATGTGTATTCATTAAAGCAATAATATCTTCAGAGTTATCCCAATCGGGAGTCTGTAAGAAATTTTGACGAATAATAGTTGGATCTAATAAGTTATTATTACAGACTACATAATATACGTCACAATCCTTAATCTTGTAAAAAACCATCCAAACGGCAGCAGCATACTTACTATTATAATCTAGTTCTTTTCCAGAAGCAATATCGGTCATTTTACCTTGTGCATTTCTGCCAAAATAAAATGATCTTTCTACAACCTGTGCTTGATTGGCTGTTTCACCATTAAAGATATATCCAAAATAAACAGCATCATATTCACCCGTTAATGCCTCTTTGATAAGACTAAAGTTTATATAGTTGACACCAACAGTTTGGCCTTCAGATATCTCTGAAAGAGCAATTGCTAGTGAACTGTTTTTGGATTTGTAAAGCCCTACTCTATTGAAGACTTTTACATATGTGTTAATTTGCTGCTCGTGATCTTGTTTAGCAGTATAATCAATTGGAGATAAGCCACGATCAGATCCTGTATAAAGAGTATTTAACCCTTCACATACATCTGACCAAGCTTTATTTGACGAATTTTCAACTTTAAATATAAACGTCGACATCAACAAGACCCACGGCCACACGCGCAAGCACAATTACAATTACATGCTGTAGAATAGTCATCATAGAATATATGCGTATGATCCGTAAGGTTGTCAAGAATACTTAACATCTGTTGAAACGTATCCGCTGATATTGTATCACCAGCAGTTTTGCTATTAACTGTTACACCAGACGTCGCTGTACTTGTATTTTCATTTCCAGACATTATCAACCATCCCTATCGTAAATATTATGAGCATGGCCATTAGCAGTAAGTAAAGCATTTTTAATTTCTTCATGCTTTGTAGCTAAGATCGTGTCGCCCGATGTTACATCAGCCGGTTCTGTTCCGCCCATAGCATCTGTGTTTTTAGGATTAGGTGAATCCCAGGCTGTACCATACCTACCAACATTACCATAGTTATCAATACCATATAAGTCTGATACACTGTGATAATGATCGTTAAACTGTCTCCACATACTCAATAAGCTATTGATATGTGTAGCTTGAACAGTAGCTCCAATAACCATTGCATCTTTTAAAGTATTTATGGTAGCTTGAATAGTGGCAGAATCTGGACCAATCATTCCAGACGTTGTGCGTTCTGACTGTGCCATATTATACCTCCATTACTTTATCAAAGATATCTGTTGGACAATAACTAGAAATGACAATATAAACATTCTTAGCGTTAATATTGCTAGCTATTAATTTTTTAATGATTGCATGTGTTATATATTCTGCAAACTGTTCTCTTGTTTGATTGGCTAATAAATCTTTAATGTATTCTTTACATTCATCAGATTGATTAGCCAATGTTACAAAGTGTTCGCATATTAAATCCCAATTGGGGTCAATTAAAACATTTTCTGGGTGTTCTAAATTAATTAATCCATTTATAAAAGATTGAAAATCACTATAGTTTTCTTCAACTCTTGTTGGATCATTATCCTCATCAACTAAAACACCAATTATTTGTTGTCCTTCAACAGGTGAATCAGTGTATGATAAATGGCTTAAAAGTAAATGATCCTTCGCATGATTAAAAAATGCTTCTTCAAATTGCGATATCATAGGATAACACACTCAACTAATTTTTCATTAAAATCCATGTTGGTTTCTAGCGCAATAGCAACTGGATTAACCATACCATAGATTGCTTTGCCATCGCTTGATGCAATGACAGTTTGACCTTTGGAAATTGGGCCAACAACTCTTACAGGTACACGACCACGAAGAGCAATCGCTTGACCAGGAGCATCTTTATTCATTAAGAATGCTGGTTTTTCTGATATGACACCAACTGCAATCTGGCCTGGGGCAAAAGACTGTGTGCATTCTGCATCACCGCCCATAGCAACTACCATAACTGTACCAACAGAATATTCTTTATCTGTTGTGTATTTTTCTGCCAAGTCGGCGTATGACGCTGAAGTTGCACGACCACGGAAAACGTTTGTCGTTATATCGCCGTTTACATCTCTTAAAGCAACGGTGTTTGCAGTCGCAGCAGTAGCTGAGTTAAAACCGTCTAATAAGTCAGCATCTAAACCAGAACTAGCGCCATCATTGCCTGAATGCCATGGTGTATAACCAAGTGCAGCAACTACGTTAGCGTTTGTTAAACTAAATTCGCCAGTGGTTGAGTTGTATGTAATATTACCGCTAGATGCAATACTTACTGCAGCACGTGCTCTAGCATTTGTAAAATAAAGGTTTGTAGTGCCTTCACCTGTTGCATCGGTGCTAATAGTAATGTTTGCACTACCGTTAAAACTTACACCGTTGATAGTACGAGCTGTTTGTAAAGTTGTTGCAGTAGAAGCATTTCCTGTTAATGCACCAGTTACGTTTCCTGTTACATTACCTGTCAAAGGACCATTGAACTTAGTAGCTGTCATTTCACCAGTAACAGATAAGTTACCAGCAGCAGTCAACACCAATTCATACGTGTCTGAAGAGTCTACGTTGACTTTAAATTCATTACCGTCTGTGCTAATAATACCGCCTAAAGGAGCGGCATTTCTAACTTCATTTACTGCACCAACAATATTTTGAGCAACAGTAAGTAACTCGTCAGAATCACCCACGAAGTCGCTTAACTGGTTATTTTTAAGTCTCCAGCTATTAAATGTATCTTGTAACGTTACGGTAATGGCAGCCATTTATTTCTCTCTATTTTTGTATGTTAGCCACGATGGTAGCTAACATCCCTTTGATTTCACTTAATTCTTGTTTGATTGATTTTATATCGTTTGTATTTTGTTCAACTACTTCTTGTGTCTGTTTAAGCTTTTGACGCTGTTGGATATATTTTTTATATCCAACATCATCTGTATTTATGACACTCTTGGTAATTGGATCTCTATATAAACGAGTTTCATTTTCAACCTTGATTAGCGCATCACGCACAAGCAATTATCCTTAGATCTTTAACACGAGGTACCTGCGCTGAATTTCCAGATTTGAATACTAACTTAACTACTACTGCATCAAATGCAGGTAAATTAGCAAGATCAAATTCAACATCAGTAAATGTATTATAGTTAGATGTCTTAGTCATTGCCTTAATTGGCGAAGTAGCTTTAACAAAGTTAAATTGACTAATATCAGTCGTTGAACCGGCTGGTAATAGTTTATAGTACACTTCAATGTCAGAACCTGTTACTGCTGGAATATTAGCAGCAAACATGATCTTTAAGAAAGTAGATTCGTTAGCTAAGTTAATAACACGAGTTAAGTACTTAGATTCAGCTGAACCACCAACTGGAGCAATTTCAGATACAAAGTTATCTAATACAGTAATTGTAGCTGCAGTAGATGCTTGAGTTGTAAATGTTGTATCACAAGTAATAGTTGAACCATCTGAAGCAACAGCTGTTACTAAAATAGGATCAACTGAGTTATTTGTTCCAGATCCAGTATTGCTAACTTTAATATATTTACCTATACTGATTCCTCTTGCTTCTGTTCTCAAGCTTCCAGTGTTTGGAACGCTGATTGTATTACCGCTGAAACCGGCTGAAGCACCAATTGTTATTATTGGGTTATAATCTAAATCAATATTATTCTTTGTCAATACTGTATAAGTGTCAATCTTATTGTTGATTGTTGACATAGACATACGAGCAGTATCGATTACTGGAGACAAGTTCTTATTAGTTGATGTTAACTTAGCTGATACAACTAAGGACTTATCACCACCAAGATTTTCATTCTCATTTGTTTGAGAAGCAATAATATTAGGGCTATCGAAGTATGAAGTAATACTTGGCACCAACGATGTTTCTGTAACCGCTGCGTTATATTGTTCATTCACTGGAGTCATAGCAAAAGCTAAGGTCGTTTCAGAGAATGTTTGTGTTTGTGCAATAAAGTTAACAGCATCATATCCAATATTGATTGTGCCAACAACATCAGAGCCACCAACAAAACCACTTGCTGTTGCATTTGTGCCTACATCTACTACAAATGCATCACGCTCTGAATCTGTAACAATAAACGTGCCGTTTAATCCACTAGTTGCAGTTGTTACGATACCATTATATGTTCCATCTGCTACGTTTGAAATAATAACAGATGAATTAACTGGCATTGCATGATTTTTTGCAAATATACGAACTGATGAACTACCTGTAGCAGTTTGGAATGGATCAGACTCTAATATGATTGGAGGCAATGGCTCATTTTGGAATAATACAGTTGGTTTAGCGCGTGTATCAAATTCAGCTGCATAGATTGTAAATTTCAAATCTTGTTCTTGGTTTGCTGTCCATGTAGAAGCATTTTGAGATTTAAATAGAACACCAGCATATGGTTGCTCAGAAATGAAACGGTCTGAACCAATATTCTTCTCACCAAGCTGAGCAATCCAAACACGATAATTGTTTGAATCTGATAGTAATACGATGCAGTATTCTGTACCATCTTGTAAGTAAACTGGAGAAGCAAACTTAAAGTTAGTTGCTACAGGTTCAATACCTGTTGGATCAACTTGTACTTTATCCGGTGTCAATGTTGTACGTGAGAATGGTAATACACGTTGACCAGGATATCCATTAACTACTTCACGAATTTGTAAAGTAACAGGAATGTTGATATCTTTAGTTGCAAAGAATACATCAACGCTAGTAATGAATGAACCACCGGTTGATTGTACTAAGAATGTTTGTGCAAGAGGATCATACCAACCAGTATCACGAGTCAAACGCTCATCAGAATAAACTTCAGTTGTTTGTGATTGACTTACAGTTTGTGTTGAGATCTCAGCATTGCGTACAGCATTAATTGTTTTTTGTTTAGTCTCTAAAACACCTTGCGCTCTATATTGTGCACGACCTTGTGTAGTAAAGTCCAATGAACCAGATAAGCTATCTGTTAATTTGAAGTCTCTAACACCTGTACGGAAACGAATAGATTCAGTATTTGGAATAGAGAATACACCAGCGACTGAACCATTGAAGTTAGTTACTAAATTATCGGCTTTAGCTGCAACAGCGACTGCACCATTAACTGTGTATTCGATACCAGAGATAGAACCTTTAATAACGTCGCCATCTTGGAATGAACCTTTAATGTTCATTAAATATACAGCTTCAGCATAAGGTTGTTCAGCTGACTTCTCTGTAAGCACAGCAATAGCTGTACCAGGTGAAATAGCTTGTGAGTTATATGTAGTAGTTCCACGTTGTTTAACGTATACGACATCACCCTTGTTATACGAAGCTTCTGCTTTACCATCTACTTGACGAGCAAACTCTTCTGCTGCACCACCAACGTTTACCTCCGTATTGAATGACTCAATTGCTGAGTCAGCTGAATACGGATTAATAATATTAACTTTAGTTGCAGGAGTTACAAATAGTTGAATATCTGTGTCATCAAAGAATGGGTGTAATTTTGTATTTGGTTTTAAACCTTTACATACAAACAATAACTCACGTGAACGGATGTAAGGAATAAGAGCTGATTGAAGAATCTTATCTTCAACAACTTGATAATCAGTCTTAGCAGTAATAGACGTTTGAACACCTGTACGAGATTGACCGACTGTTGTAGCTTGAGTTTGGAATGTTAAAACGCGAGCACCAACGCCATCTTGTCCAAATGCTGTAGCGTTACCACCGACTGCTTCTAGTTCGGCTTGTGTAAATGTATGACGATCTGCCCAACGACCAGCACCAAGACCATAATCACGGCTATCAAAGCCACGAGTAACTACTAAACGATCGATGTTACGAGTAGCGCCAACCCAGTTAGTTTCCCATGCACCCCAAACAGTACCTAATGCACCAGTTGCTTCAAGTGCAGTTTGTACAGCAGTGAAGTTACCTTCAACATTATTTACAATATCTGGGCGACGATTTACTTCAAACCATTCATCAGAAGGAGGATTTAGCGCCATACTACCTAAGAATGTAAAGATAGCAAATGGGTTAACGTTTTCTGTGCGAGATGCAAATGGTTGATTTACTAAAACTACTTCATTATAAGGAAGAGTAATAATGTCACCGGTTAATTGATAGCGATTTGTACCGCTAAGAACGCCAGGATCTCGTTCAGCGTCAGTTTGTGCAGCTTCTATTAGATTGACGTTACTCATTGTATAGAATGGACGCAATTCTTGTGCATTCATATCAATAGCACAACGATAGTCTGCAGAACCAGCATCACCTAGGTCTGAACCCTTAAAGCTGTCTACGATAAAACCATTTTTAAAGCGATCTAAGCCAAGATCATCTTGGATAGACAGTGATTTTGTTTCTTGTTCTAATAAAGATAGCGCAGTATAATATTCTAAGTTTTCTATACGTTTATCAAGTTTACCGATATCACGCATTGTATAACGTTTAGTATCGATAGTTTCGATAGAGATAGAACCATTACCTGGGAACATCGTGAAAGCAGAGATATGTAACTTAGCAATCAACATTCCTAAGTTAGGATCTTTTGGTTCTTCTGGTGATAAGCTAGGAACACCATCAACTGTAAAGAATGCGCCGTCGATATTTAAAGCTAACTTGTCAGAACGTGGCAAGTAGTATGAATATGAGGTCGCAGTTTCGAAACCAATCTTTGGCAATTCAGCTTGAGAAGCACCAGTACCAGAGAATACAGTACCAGCATCACCAATACGTGGTCTAAAATCCATCATATCTGCAAGAGCGACTACGCCATTTGAAGAAATGTAATAGGGGATCTTATTGTATGGGTGTGAACCATATGAGTTAGCTGTGAAGTAGTCACCAGCTGTGCCTGAACTATGCGAGAAGTAATCAAAGATTACACGAACAGCGCCAGTTGGAACTGGATAACCTTCTTTACGAGTAATAGTTGCAACATCATAATGTGTGTCACGCTGACCATTATCAAACGTGTACCAAGAAGTAATATCAGTAGTAGTAGTTGGATTAGATGAAGCTGTCCATGTACCAGCTTCTGCCATCTTAATTGCAACGATACGATATCCGTCTGCTTTTTCTAGTGAAAGAGTGACTGGCTTAACAGCAGCAGATGATGTAAAATCAATCCTTGCATTTGAGATTAGTGTCTTTGTCTTTTCTTGGCCAGCTGAACCAGATTTACGAACAGGTGCAAACACAGAATATGATTTGCTTGCTGTTAAGCCTGTAATAAGTGCATCAATACCATTATTTTGTAACGTAACAGATGCAGCAGCTTCAATTGTGCCGTCTGTTCTATTAACTACGATATAATCAGTCTTCGTTGCAGATGGATTAAATTCACTACCCACAGTTGTTGGGCTAGTAGCAGATCCAACTGAAATTGTTAATGATGTTTGGCCTGATGATGTAGAACCATCAAAGCGTTGAGTTGTCGTATATGTTGTTGCAAACTCATTATCATTAACACCACCACGTACTTTTCTAATAAAAGAATATGCCAGCGGGAATAATAAAGGTAAACCACCAGGTTCATTAATAGCAGCACCTAAACGTTCATATGGTTTAGCTGTTGTAAGTGTTCCACTAAATGATGAATCGACAGTTGCTAAAGCACCGCTTGAAATAGCGGTGATTCTTCTTTCTTCATATCCGCTTGATGTTTCAACACGAATTACATCATTAACTTTTAATTCATTTTGGAAATCTGAGCCAGAATTACCTTGTAAATTCAAGCTATAAAATACTTGACCATTTGTATAACTTGTAGCAGTCGTACTATTTGCTCCACGAGTACAACCTGTGAATGTAGTAGCTGTAAGACCAGTATATGTTACTTGTTCAGTACCAATTAGGAGTGTACCAGCTGTAGGATAGCCAGTAGTCGATGTTACATTAAGAGTGGTAGTAGAATTTGTATGTGTTCCACTTAATGTACCAGACGGTGCTACTGAAATAAATCCAGTTAATGTTGTATATGATCCTGTTACATCAGCTGCAATATTTGTTTTAGTTGTACCAGTATCATAGAATATTTGTTTAGCATCTCTACTAAATGAGTAACCTGATAACATTTGAACATCAAATAGATAAGCACGATATGTACCAGTCGATGTTCCAGGAGTGCCTGAATCAAATTCAAATGCGCGTAAACGAGCATAACCTACTAAAGTGCCAGACCCAGCAGTTTGTGGAAGTGTCGATGGTGTTAATCTATTATATAATGAAACTTTAGGGAATGTTGAGCAATCTACTAAACCGTGCACATTCGTAACCATAGTATAATTACCATATGAAACTGGAATAGCATCACTTGTAATACGATCAAATGTTCTAGCTTTTGCTACTTTTACATATTCAGTTGCAATCTTCTCAATTTCATAACCTTGTACATAAGCTTTACCTGGCTCAACAGCAACAGCAACGTAGTTTTCATCTCCACCACGTTCTGGAGATAGGTAACCACGATTA